GCCATCGAGCGAGGTCTGCACCCAAACGTCCGCAGAAGTGCCACCCGAACCGTAAACGAACACACCCTGGATGGAAGCCCGGTTTACACTGCCATCGGTGCAATGAAGGATCGACCCGACCGATGCTGTCAGAGCTGTCGTGATAGGCGTATTCAGTAGGGTTGGCATGAACCGGCCTCTTGATTGTGGACGCCCTACGGCGTAAATTCTTTCTTATGAAGGAAAGGGATCAGAAGCGATGAACGAAACCAATCCGCGCGATTTCATCATTCACGCTGGCGTACCAAACGAAATCAAGTGCGCCGCCGTCTATGATAATCCATACAATCGCCGCCGAGAATTTTGGGCCGATGGTACGTTGATCATGAGCCTTGCATCTGTTGTTCTGTTTGACCCAACCTCATCGGAGGCGCTTGCGCGCTACAACCTGCGTAACTTTATCGGAAATTGGATGCCTTGGCACATTAAAGGCGACGCAAATGCCATCCCAAAGGATTTAAGATGACATCCACCCTATTTCCAGAAGACCGCGCCCGCCTTATCGTTGAAGCCTTCAAAGGACAGACGTTTAGCGAACCCGATGACGTTGAACGCTGGCTACAACGAAAGATCATAGCGGCAATCTCCGACGCCGAACACATTGCCGTCAAAAGAGCGCTTGCTGTTAATGTCCCTGCGCCAGACGGAGAAATCTAGTCCCGCTTTAACCATTGATCCAGAAGCAGCTTGCCAAGCTTTGGCCCATACCGCTTGAACTTCCCACTAATCATCTTGGTAAGATCGCGGTCGATTTCTTCATCTTCGGTCAAAACCGGCACCCACGCCCAACCATCGGGCGGGAATGCCTCTACCCATGCAAAGCGAACAAGATCGCCGCATGAGTACGGATGCTTAGTGCCACCACCAACGAGATGATTGTTGATCTCGCCTAACATCGTTCCGTCGCGCGGGTTTCGGCTCTTGACGATTACCCAAGGCCATTCACCGGGTAGATAGACCTTAACGCACTCCGGTTCTGGTTCGCCGCGCTTGCGGAAGGGGATGATTTTGGTCATCGCGCAACCTTTTCATTGTTTGAGCAAGCTCTGGAAGCTCATCGAACAAATCAAGTAGCGCCCATGCTGCGCCATGAACGCGAGCATTGCCGTTAAACCACCGATTGATTGCGTTTTTGTCTGTCTTAATCATCTTAGCGAACTCTGATTGCGACAATTCAAAACGATCTAAGGCGGCTTGGAAATCTTTATTTGTGCGACGATCCATGCTACATTATATATGTTATTCGCACAATTTGGTCAATCGACAGCTCCAAGCAATGCCAACTCTCAGCATCTTTTACGGCATCGTTATCCGAATGTATTGGTCGGAACAGAAACACGATACGCCTCATTTTCACGCGGAGCACTCCGGTCGCAAGGTGTCAATCGCGATCCATTCCTTGATGGTGCTTGATGGAAAAATACACCCAACCGCGTTGGCGCTTGTGATAAAATGGGCAAAGCTGCATCAGACAGAACTAGCAGAGGCATGGAACGCATGTTCACAGAAAACTTCCCCGAAGCGCATCGCGCCCTTGAGATAGTCCCTTTGATTATACCAAGTGGGCAATTGCCAGACGATATCCGGCACGCCCGCGTTACAGGACGGTGGACTTTCCGCGTCATCTTCAATGATGGCACTGAGGGAGATATCAATATTGAACGTCTTGTTAATTCTCAAAATGCAGGCGCGTTTGCGCTTCTGCGTGACCATGAGTTGTTCGAAAGAGCATTTATCCAATGTGGGATCATCACATGGCCTACTGGAAATGATGAATATACAGATTTGGATTTAGCCTTCCACGACATGTATGATGCCATCAAGGAAACAGGAATCTACACTCCTCTATAAGCCTTTGTAATCCCAGGTAGTACCGCCCTACCTATACACCTACAATTTATTAAAGTACCTGGATAGATGGTCCTATTAACCTTCGGATCAGGGTCGAACATCCCCTCTTTGATGTCGTATTCCTTACCGTTCATAACGTGGCGATGGGTGTACCTAACCGTCTTTCCGCCTAGCGAATGTTGCCAGCGCATCGTTTGAATGCCCGCCTCTTGATAGCGGACGTGCGTTAACTGCGAGTTCAGTTTCGAGGCTTGGTCCCTGGAAATAAAGGCAGCGCGTTTACGCGTGACACCGAATGTATGCTGCAATTCGTCGGTAACGGTTTTTAGATCGTAGCCCTGGGCATATCCACGGCTGATGATACCTTCTATCTGATCAAAGAAGCGTGACGGGATGCTTTTGATCAGGCTTACATTTTCGGCAATCGTAGCCGCCCGAACGTCCTGCATGGCCTTCGTATTGGTGAACTTCACTAGGAAGCCCCCATCCCGTAGAATCTTCTTCAACTCCGCGTCGGAGCGATTTTGAACTGCGGTTGCGAAATAATCGGCAAGTTTCGGTGCGGCTTCCTCTATTTGCTTCATCCACCTATTGCGAAGCTTGGCGATGATACGCCGCATCCATTCAAAGGGCGATGCGTCTTGAGCGATGGCTGGTGGATGCTTTCGGTATTCGGCACGGAGCCAATAAATCACGCTGCGATGAATGGATGCCATCATACGCTGCAAGCGCTTGTTGTAGGCCGCCTCAAGGCCAGCGCACGCCCTTACCGGCCTTAGTACAGTACCGGCCTTCTTGGCGCTTCTGAGGGGCTTTAGGGATGGCATTAGCAGCTTTCGAAAACGCCACGACGAAGCCATCCATGCCATGCACCGGGCTTACGTTGGCTCATGTCGATAGATGGTGAAACGGTAATGGTGCCATCTTCGTGCTCCTCTACCGTGTGCAACGTGCCAAGCCGACCACGACATCCATCGGGCGTTGATACCTGCAAATCTCCTGCCGCGCTGTTTTTAACGCGATCAGCCGTAGCACGCCCATACCTTGCAGGCTTGTCTATTTCATTCGCATCCAGATAGCCATCAGCGTTTGGCCATACGCGAGTTCCTTGTGTTGTGATTACCATTATGTTTCGCTCTTGCGAGGACGCTTGAGAGGCTTTAGGGATGGCTTGGGCATTCTTCCGTCGATTGCTTGCGAGAACGCCCGCGTTTGCGTTTGGGTTCGGCATCAAGGGCGATATCCTTGCCGAAAGGTTTAGGCGCTTTCATGCCGCCTTCGCCTTCTGGATTTGCGCCAAAGAGGTTTGCAACGCGCTGATGATGCTGATGCTCGGGCGTTGGCTTCTCGCCGGGTTGTTCGCCGCCTGGAAGACCTTCCGCACCGGGCATCAAGCCCTCGGCTTCTTCTTCGGGAAGGTCCGGCATTTCGTCGACATCGAGGCCAGCGTGCGGCGAGTTGGGATCATTCGCCTCGCGTGACCGAACCTCTTGCTGGCTGACTGCACCAAGTTCGACAAGGATTTGATCGGTCTGCGCATGGATTTGACGGGTTTCGGCTTTTTCTTTCGTCGTCTCTTCAACGATTGGCAGGAACTCGAAATCAATGGACGGATCAATCTCACCAAAAAGCGAAAGCTGCACGAAATTCAGAACGGTTTCAAGTTTCGGGCGGAAGAAGGTTTCTTGATAGGAATGACATCGGTCGCCCCAACATTCAAGCTCGCCTTCGGATGACGCATTAAGACCGGATGGCGTGATGCCGGTCAACTTTACAAGCGGTTCGCGGGAACAGGACGCCATGTGTTCCTGTGCCTGTGCTTGGAGCTTGTCCAAACCGGACAAAGAAGCGGACACGTTAGCAAAATCTTCCGTCTCTTTGTCGATGGCCATCAGGCCACGATTGCTGCGCGTGGCGTTGAAAATATCGAGGCGCTTGAAAAAATCATCGCCGCCGATACCGGACATTCCGGCCATCATATTCGTCTTGAGAACAAACGTCGAGAACGACTTTATTAGGTCTTGAACCGATTGGCGCGTTACAAGCCAATTATCAACGTAGGGCTTGACCATCTGGCTCATGCTAAGGCCGCCGAACGCATAAGCGGGCTTGAGCAAATCGGGAACTTCCCGCGCAACGAATGTCAGCAAGCGCGAAAGATGGATTTGCCGCCCCATAACGTACCACGTCGCAGGGCGATACCAATCCTTGGCGAGTGGATTTGTGCTATTGTAGAAGCTGGGATAGGTCCAGAC